CACTTGATAGTGGGTTCTAAAAATAGGGGGTAGTAATTCTCTACGGGTTTTGATATACATGGAAGAATGATTGAATCTGTTAAGGATATAACCATTGAAGAAACAAGAGCACAAATAGCTTGTATGTTAAACGAGTTATGGCACTCAAGATTACCTGATATTCATTGGTCTAATGTTGTAAGGAACAAGAAATACGTTTGTTATGTATTTAAATATAAACAAGCGATTGTCGGAACTGCTATTTGGTCATCTCCTGTAGCAAGAAGATTAGATCCTTTAACAACCTTAGAGTTAAGAAGAATGGCCTTATCGGATGTTTGTCCTAAAAACACCGCTACATACACTTTATCTCAGATGATTAAGAGTATTAGAGTTAAATTCAATGATTTAACCAAGTTAATATCCTATCAAGATACAGAAGTACATTCTGGAACTATCTATAAAGCAGCAAATTGGACTGAAACTATTACGAATCCTGGTGGTGAATGGTCAAGCCCTTCAAGACCGAGAGATAAGGTTCAAACCAGTGTTCCTAAAGTTAGATGGGAATATAGTCTATAAAATGTTAAAAGGGTACTGAGAAGCTCTTAAAATGGATTTTTGGGGGTATTTTGAAACGATATAACAGTCACCAAGTCTTTAACTGGAGTCACGAAGAACAAATCAAGTACAGAAGGTGTCATATTTGCGATAAATATGGTAGTTTCGGTATAAACGATAAAGGAGCATACTATTTTGTATGTGGAAAACATTATGGCAAAGAAACAATCAAAGAAAACAAGCAAGACGACAAAGAAAACAATTACGAACTATTTTGAAGAACTAGCTCAATATAAGCCGACATCGGACACCAAAGGGCGTGGTCAGGTGAAAGGCAGAGATATAGAACGAATACAAGATTATTTAGAAAATAAAAGTTGAAAAATTCTAAAATGTACTGATAATACTTTTATGAACGTATTATCCTTATTCGATGGAATGAGTTGTGGGCAGATAGCTCTCAATAGACTCGGTATTAAATATAATAACTATTATGCTGCCGAGATAGATAAATATGCCATTGAGGTCACTAAGAAGAACTATCCAAATACAATCCATTTAGGAGATGTAACAAAGGTTAAAGCAACAGATTTAGAACCCATTGATTTATTGATGGGGGGTTCTCCTTGTCAAGGATTTAGTTTTGCTGGAAAACAACTTAATTTTGATGATCCCAGAAGTGCCTTATTCTTTGAATTTGTCCGTTTACTGAAAGAATGTAAACCTAAGTATTTCTTACTCGAGAATGTAAGAATGAAAAAGATTTATCAAGATGTGATTACTGAACATCTAGGGGTAGAACCCATTATGATTAATAGTTCTCTTCTATCGGCACAATCTCGTCATAGACTTTATTGGACTAACATACCGAATGTTCAACAACCTCAGGACAAAGGTTTAGTCATAAAAGATATTTTAGAAGATTTACCTTTTGACGATCCACCTAATTACTTGAATGGAAATTTCGGTGGTAGAACAAGAGGAAGTATGGTTTCATCTGTGGAAGATGATAAAGCAAATTGTTTAGTAGCAAGTATGTATAAAGGGCAAATTCCTTTATATGTAAAAAACCCTGAAAGATTAAGAGAGACACCTAATTATTGGCAAATGGATGTGAGTGGTAAAGGATATGCCTCACAACAAGATCGTATTCGTAAAACAGAAAAACCTTCTAACTCTCTTGCTGCTGGTTCTGCATCTATACCAAAAGTTATGTGTGGTGCATTTAGAGGAAGATATAACGAAGAAGGTAAAACAGAACAACATTTAGAAATTAGAAAAGACGAAAAAACTAATTCTATAACAACAGTTCAAAAAGATAACGTCTTAACAAAAGACAAAATGTATTATCGTAAGTTAACACCCATAGAGTGTGAACGACTACAGACTGTACCCGATAATTACACACAAGGAGTTTCTAATACCCAACGATATAAAATGTTGGGCAATGGGTGGACAGTTGATGTGATTGCCCATATATTGAAAAATATAAATGAAGAAAATAACAATACCCTACAAACCACGAGATCTTCAAAAAGAGATTCACAGTGGGATGAAACGATTTAATGTTTTAGTTTGTCATCGAAGATTCGGAAAGACAGTCCTCACAGTTAATGAATTAATCAAGAAGTGCCTACAATGTCAGCTTCCTAGACCAAGATATTATTATATTGCTCCTACGTACAGTATGGCAAAAAGAATCGCTTGGGATTATCTCAAGTATTATACCTCTGTATTACCGAATATGGAGTACCACGAGACCGAATTAAGGGCTGATCTTCCTAATGGTGGGAGAATCCAGTTATTAGGTTGTGAAAGACCAAATACCCTTAAAGGACTCTATATCGATGGTGTGATTCTAGACGAGGTGGCCCAAATGCCACCGAAAATCTGGACTGAAGTGATTAGACCTGCCTTATCGGATAGAGAAGGTTGGATGATTGCGATTGGTACACCCACTGGACATAATGCTTTTTACCAGTTATACGACCATGCTAGACATACCGAAGGGTGGTTTGCGGGTATGTATAAAGCCTCTGAGACTAAGATCATCAAAGAATCGGAACTACTAGAAGCGAAGAAGATGATGCCACCAGAGATCTATGAGGCAGAATATGAATGTAGTTTTGAATCTAATGCTATAGGAGCTATTTACTCTCAAGGATTAGGCAAATGTGATGAAGAAGGAAGAGTAACAAAGGTTCCCTATGACAGCACTATACCTGTTGACACTTTTTGGGATTTGGGTATGGCTGATAAAACAGCGATTTGGTTCGTTCAACAAAAGGGCCATGCGATCCACATTATTGACTATTTTGAAGATTCTGGGGAAAGTTTAGAATACTATTCCTCTATCCTTAGAGACAAAGGATATGTGTATGATACCCATTATTTTCCTCACGATGCCTCTGTGAGAGAACTGGGTACAGGTAAATCTCGACTAGAGATTGCTCAGTCACTTGGAATGGTGACATCGATTGTACCGAAAATGTCAGTGGATGACGGAATTAATGCAGTACGTATGGTATTATCTAGATGTTACTTTGATTACGAAAAAACGAAAGATGGATTAGATGCCTTGAGACAATATCGATGGGCAACAAACGATAAAGGCGAAGTGAAAAACAGACCACAACACGATTGGACATCTCATGCTGCGGATGCTTTTCGTTATATGGCAGTCGGACTAAATGAAACAAAACAATGGAGCAAAAAAATAGAATATAAATCTATAGGAATAGTATAATGGATGATTTTAAATTAAAGGCCATGATTAGCCAAGAGATCGATAACTCTCTCGGTTATTATGGTGGCAAACTCACAGAACAAAGAAGAAAATTTTTAGAGTATTACTTAGGGGAACCTTATGGTAATGAAGTCGAAGGAAGATCTCAAGTTACTTCTCAAGATACTTTAGAAGTTGTTGAAAGTGTATTGCCTTCTTTAATGAGAATTTTTACTGCGGGTGAATCCATTGTAGAGTTTGTTCCTGTAGGCCCTGAAGATGTCGAAGCTGCTGAACAAGCTACCGATTATTGTAACCATATCTTAATGAAAGATAATCCTGGTTTTATGACTTTGCATACTTGGTTCAAAGATGCTCTCATTCAGAAAAATGGTTTTGTTAAAATTTATTGGAACGAAGCTGTTGAAGAGAAAAAAGAAACTTACGAAAATTTAACAGAGATAGAATACCAATCACTTCTTGCTGATGAAGATGTAGAGATTATTTCTAAAACAGAAAACTTAGAAGAAGAAGAGACAATGGATGAAATGGGTATGCCATTTTTATCTCAAAAGATTTATTATGATTGCGAAGTAAGACGTAAAAAAACTGTGGGTAAAGTACAAATTGAAAATGTACCACCAGAAGAAATGCTCATCTCTCGTGATGCTAAAGATATTCAAACAGCAGACTTTATTGCACATAGAGTTACTAAAACTAGATCACAACTCATTAGAGAAGGATTTGATCGTGATGTCGTCATGGATCTTCCTGCCTTTGATGAGCAAGTTTACAACGAAGAAAAAACTTCTAGAAGAATTTATGATGACCAAGCTCCTTATGAGCAAGATAGTTCTGATCCTACAATGGCAGAAGTTCAAGTGACTGAATGTTATATGCGTGTGGATTATGACGGAGATGATATTGGAGAGTTAAGAAAGATTACAGTTGCTGGTCAAGGTTATGAAATCTTAGATAACGTAGAAATAGATCATATTCCATTTGCTACATTAACTCCTATTCCTATGCCACACCGATTCTTTGGTCTATCTCTTACTGACCTAACAGCAGATTTACAGTTAATCAAAACTACAGTGTTAAGACAAACACTCGACAATATGTACTTACAAAATAATGCTCGTACTATTGTAACGGATGGACA